GTTTAATAGAGAGGTCCAAGTTCCGAGTATCGAGGTCCAAGGTGATGAGGTGCCGTTCTAATGGAAACAACTATCTTCGGACCCCCGGGCACGGGCAAGACAACGCGGTTGATTGAGATCGTACAACAGGAACTGGACAGTGGCACTAGACCAGAGTCGATAGCATTTGTTTCGTTCAGTCGTAAGGCGGCAGAAGAAGCTCGAGAGAGGGCAGCGTCAAAGCTGAACATGGATGTAACCCAGATGGTCTGGTTTCGTACACTACATAGCTTTGCGTTTCAGGTGTTGGGGCTTACTACAAAACAAGTGTTAAGTGGTAAAGACTACTCAGAGTTAGGAAAGCTACTTGGCCTTGAATTTAGTTCTAATTCCTCAGTGACTATGGCAGATGGCCTTTTATTCTCTCCCGGGAAAAGTGGTGATGCGTACATGTCCATCATCCAGATGGCGAGGGTTAAAGGGATTAGCGTTGAGGATCAATTTAATGAGACTGCTGACCGCAGGCTACATTACCAGCAACTAAAGTTGGTTAACCAAGTATTGAATGACTACAAAAGAAAGACAGGCAAGGTAGACTTTGTAGACATGATCGAGAACTTTATCGAGCAGGGCGAGTGTCCGCTGCTCGATGTCTTAATTGTTGACGAAGCACAGGATCTTGTCCCTCTTCAGTGGCGTATGGTGCATGAAGTAATGAAGCCCAATGCCAAGCGCATATACTACGCTGGCGATGATGATCAGTGCATCTATTCTTGGATGGGTGTGAACGTAAGAGATTTCTTGGGGGCATGCGATAATAAGATAGTATTAAACAAATCATATCGTCTTCCCATAGCTATACATAAAGAAGCAGATAACTTAGTTAAACGCCTGCGAACGAGGCAAGAAAAAACATGGTCAAGCACTAAAGAAACTGGAAGTATAGTCTGGCATCGTGATATCATGGATGTGGACATAACAACTGGTGAGTGGCTAATCCTTGCTCGTACCAATTACATCGCCAACAGAATCGCAAATGACCTTAAAGAACAAGGGTTCCTGTACTGGCGTGAAGGTTCCGGTTGGTCCATCTCTCCAAATGTATTAACAGGTATCGAGGTATGGTTAAAACTATGCAAGGATCAGGAACTGTCTGCACAAGAGTTGAAGAAGCTGTCCACCTTACTAACGCCAACCATAATTACAAAGGCTGGCAAGAAAGTCCTCGCAAACTTAGACCCCGAACAAACCTACAGGCTAACCGACATTCAGAACCAGTGCTCCCTATTAGCAACGAAGGAGACACCGTGGTACGAAGTGCTGCGGGTGAGCGAGACAGAGAGAATATACATTACATCAGTACGTCGTATGGGCGAGTCTATTTTGACGGGGACCCCGAGGATCAAGATATCGACGATTCACAAAGCAAAAGGTGGCGAGGCGGATAACGTCGCGCTATTATTAGATTCATCCAGAGCATGCGCTGAAAGCCTCGATCAGGACTCCGAAGTTCGGACGTTTTACGTCGGCCTGACCCGTGCTCGAAAATCACTACACCTTATAGAATCACAATCACACTATGGATTTCCGCTATGAAAACACGCGAAGACTTTCTTAATAAAGCTGAAGAGCTAATCAACGGTCCGAGGGCCAAGGAGTATGGGCCAGCTAAGTTTAACCATGAGCGTATAGCAACCATATGGAGCGTGATCTTAGGCAGGTGCATAACACCAGAGCAGGTGGTCGCTTGTATGATCGGATTGAAGTTAGCAAGACTGGCTGAAGACGCAACAAAGGATGACTCATGGGTAGATATCATAGGTTATGCCGCGCTAGGAGGAGAAATTGTAAATGACTGCGATGATTGCTGACGGATTTGATAGAGCTATACTTGGTATAGCTGAGAGATGCGGGGATGATAACGTGTTGGCGTATGACGCTGCCAAATGCATTGAGATCCTTGTAGAAGAACACGACATGACGCATGAGGAGGCGGTGGAATACTTTTCGTTTAACGTATCCGGTGCTTATGTAGGCAAAGGAACGCCTATATTTGTTTGGACACAAAACCCTGTAGACGCTTTGGAGCGAGTAAATGAATGATAACCAGATCAATCTTCTTGACATAGATGTAAAAGAAGCTGCGCTTGGGTTCGGGGATGATGAGTGGGCTCCGCCGTCTTCGTTCCCTGATCTTACAAACTGTGAGCGGATAGCTATTGACTTGGAAACCAGAGACCCGAACCTAACTACGTTAGGGCCGGGGTGGTGTAGGGATGATGGCTACGTTATCGGCTACGCTGTGGCGGCTGGTGACTTCGTTGGCTACTATCCGGTGCGCCATGAGGATGGAAACCTACCAGAGAAATCTGTAGTCAACTGGCTCAAGAAACAAATGGCAACACCCAACATAGAAAAGGTTATGCATAACGCTATGTATGACCTTGGTTGGATGCGCTGGGCAGGGATCGAGGTCCAAGGTCCGATAATCGACACCATGATAGCGGCTCCCATACTTAACGAGAACCGTAGGTTTTACAATCTTAACTCTCTGACGGGCGAGTACCTTGGAGAGTACAAGAACGAGAAGATGCTAAAGGCTGCGGCTGCGATGTATCATGTCGATCCCAAAAGCGGGATGTGGAGATTGCCGTCAAAGTTTGTGGGCAGCTACGCCGAACAGGATGCTGCGGTGACCCTACGTCTTTGGGACAGGCTTCGCCCTGAGATCATTAAGGATGAAGTCAGCAGCATCTTTGAGCTAGAGTCCAGTCTCCTGCCGTGCCTGCTAGACATGAAGACAAAGGGCGTTCGGGTTGACATAGACAAAGCTGAGTTAGTCAAGAAAGATCTAAAGAAACGAGAGGATATTTTACTTAAACAAATAAAGGAAGAGACCGGGGTCGCTGTCTCCCCTTGGGAAGCTGCATCTATAGCACGAGCGTTCGACTCTCTTGGGATCTCGTATAAAAGGACAAAGAATACGAATGCTCCCTCCTTTACAAAACAATTTCTTGTGAACCACACGCACCCAATTGCACAGAAAATTGTGAAATTGCGTGAATTTAACAAGGCAAACACTACCTTTGTTGAGACAATCCTTGAACATTCGTGTAAAGGGCGCATTCATTGTGACTTTAATCCTCTTCGTTCTGATGAAGGTGGCACGGTAACCGGGCGATTTTCTTCGAGCAACCCCAACCTACAGCAAATCCCGGCGAGAGATCAAGAGATCAAGTCATTGATCCGTGGGCTGTTCTTGCCAGAAGAAGGGACAAAGTGGGGTAGCTTTGACTACGCTTCTCAGGAGCCTCGATGGTTAGCGCATTACTGCGCTCAATTGACCGGAGTAAATCGTCACCCTCAAATTGATACTGTAGTTGAAATGTATAAAGAGGGCAACGCTGACTTCCACCAGATGGTGGCAGATCTTGCCGACATAACCCGTAAGGAGGCCAAGACTGTAAACCTTGGTATTATGTACGGTATGGGGCGCAAGAAGCTGGCTGGTGTAATGGACATCGAGGAAGATGAAGCCAAGACATTGCTTGAAAAGTACCATGAAAGGGTGCCTTTTGTGAAAGGTATTGCAGATCTAGCAGCCGGGACAGCAGCTACCAACGGTGCTATCCGAACATGGCTTGGTCGCAAGTGCAGGTTTGATATGTGGGAGCCTAAGTCTTTTGGCTATAACAAAGCTATGAAGCTCGAGGAAGCTGCCAAGGAGTATGGCGGCAAGGGTATGATACGTCGTGCCTTTACATACAAGGCGCTGAACAAACTGATCCAAGGTTCGAGTGCCGACCAGACAAAGAAAGCGATGGTGGACTGTTATAAGGAGGGCCTGCTTCCTATGTTAACCGTACATGATGAGCTTTGCTTTAGCATCGAATCTAAAGAGCAGGCAGATAGGATAGTTGATATTATGGAAAATTGTATCCCGAAACTTAACGTACCATTTGAAGTTGACATGGCTTTGGTAGATAACTGGGGGGAAGTAGAATGAGACCTTTATATGAATCGCAAAAAGATTTATTTGAAGAAAGTAAAATTGCGACAGCTTTGTCGCAATTTTGGAACTGTAATCTTTTCAAGATGCCAAAGACATCCTCCGTTGATTTTGTGAGCATAAGAAAAGGTGAAGCTGTCGGATTTGTTGAAATAAAAAATAGAACAAATAAAAAAAATAAATATTCCACATACATGATATCTAAGAAAAAGATTGACTCTGCGAAACAGATCAATAAATCCACCGGATTAAACACAATCTTGGTGGTTAAATGGGCAGATGAATTAGGCTATGTGCCTTTAAACAAAGACTATCCTGAGAGACAGGGCGGAAGATATGACCGCAATGATCCCGCAGACGTAGAAACTGTTGTGGATATAGATATACTTTTATTTAGGACTTTAGGTAAGGTGAAAGATAATGTTTGAAGCAATGATATTAGTGTGTCTGATTGTTGACACATCAAGCTGCAAAGTGTTCGAGGACATGCGTGGACCGTATGAGACCATCGGTCAGTGCAACGATCGAGCAGCAGAGATGACTATCGAAGTGATGAACAACCCAGAGTTATCTAAGTTTGTGGTTAGCGGAGCTAGGTGCGATAGGATTTCTGGTCTGAAGACGTAACCGAACAGGTTTCACCTTGACAACAGTCATCGATCACCGCCTTACAGTAGCTGCACTGCCCGTGACCATGCACTTGGATCACTTTTAATGGTGCTTGACACCTCGGACAGCGATTCTCAGGGCCTTGAGGGTATATTGGTACGTTCATTGATTACGAGCTCCACGAGAATCGATGTTTTTATTAAGCAAACACAGCAACTTAGCGTTTAAAACTATTTTATTATTTTTACAATATAAGTCGTACCGTCTGAATTTTTGGATATTTCAACGGTTTTATTCTCGCAGGAGTACCTGACGGAGTTACTTTTCTTGTAAAGATTTCTTTCGATGGTGCGCTTTGCTTTAAGACATTTGGATATCTGTTCGTAAGCGGTGTGTTCGGTCACATCACCACCCAGATATAATATAAGAGTTATGGTTTTAATGATTTCCATTTCTTAGTTTCTCTAAATTTTCTTCTAATGCATTTAATCGTTTCTCGTAGAACTCTAGTGTTAATTTCTGCTGCTGGTCGTATGGGGCTTTGCCTTCATCTATCTGTGTGGACAAGTCATCCAGTTGGTTGGCTAAATGTTCTATCAGCATGAACTGTTCACTGTCTGCTGGAAGACTACCCATCTCGCCGCGAGGCCACTTGATCCTAAACTCAGTGTTCTGACCTAAGTCAGACTCCATCATTGTGATGTTAGTTTCTATTTGATTTAGTCGTTCTATAATACCAAAGTATGCCCACGTTGCTACGCTTGCCGCAGCCACCATACTTATAATGTTGCGTAGAGGTAAGGCAACCTCTGTGTTTTCGTTTATTTTGGTAGCCATTAGTCGTTGGCTAGATCACGGATCCGCTTAACCAAACGCTTGGCCCGGTTTGGAACCTGATCATGCCACCTCGAATCGACCATTTCGTCTGCCATTTTGTTCCAGTCCCGGGCATCGCATCCAGCTTTCATGCCTTTGAACTTGGATAGGCGAGGCCGACCCATGTTAAACATCATGTTGGCTATAACGTGCTGGCACTCTTCGGGCAGATCATCGAAGTCATCGTACAATACCTTGCATTCGTCTATGGTTACAGCTACGTCTAGGAGAAATGCTCTACGCACTCGCTCTTCAGACACCTCCGTACCAATGGGTTCACCGAACTCTGGGTCCGCTTCGGTAATGAGGTGACCGATTCCGAAAGTTGGTAAATTTAAGTGATCTAAATATATTTCGTACTTACAGCCTTCGTCGTCTGCAAGTTCCACTCTTAACTGATCTTTGTTCATCATACCGTCCTTGAAATCTGTGCATTTTTAGCAGCATTGATCGGGTTACCACCACCAACAAGCTGCTGTTGTAGCTGCTGGTTGCTGGCGATAGAAACTGGTGCGGAGGTTGACAAGGGGCTACCAACCTCCGCTTGCGCTGCCACGGGAGGAGCCGTGACTGCGGCAACTTGTTGTGGTTGCTGTACTGGTTGTGCTTGTGACAAAGGTTCGAGGTCCAAGGTGAGAGGTTCTTCAACCTGTGGTTCTTGAACTGGCTCCACCAAGCTACGACCACGGAACTCGTTTCGGATCTGATTTAATTCTGGAATAGGTAATCTATTGTCGTTCTCTCTTGCTCTTCTGCGAATTTCCGAGCTTATTTTCATGGGGGCAAAAACACCTCTCATTAATTCAGATATATTCCCGACCTTATTCTTCCTCATTTGTCTTCTAATTTCCCCGTCAGACATGCCAAGCTGTCTCATGTTTTGTACTGTTCGGTACATGTCACGCATCACACGGAACCTAGCTTCGTTAGCTTCCCTAAAAGTATTTGTTGCGTTTTCTGGATTAAGTGTACTCCTAGTGGATACGGCAGAATTAAATATCTGACTCGCGCTTCTAATTCCCCTGCTATACTCGTATCCTTTATACATCAAAATATTTTCAGGTTTAACTTCAATTTCAGACAAGCCTGTAAACGCTCTGAACAGTTCTTGTCCTGCTCTTCTTTCATTTCCAGAAGGGTCTACATTGTCAGCCATAAATAATGATCTAGCAAAACGCCCAACTTCTACACCGGGTTCTTGTGTTTCTTTAGTCATTCCTTTTAATTGTATCGGAGCGCCACCCGGTACTACAGAGTCAGCAATATGCATAAAACTCTTGAATGCTTTATCTCCGGGGGTGTCCTCTTCTCGGTAAACTTTAGAACCAGTTTGAGTTACGCCACCGCGAGTCGTAGTGTCAAGAATCTTTTCGGTTATGATGGACTCACCAGCAAACGGCTCAAATATTTCTGCTACTGCACCGAGCACGGCTTCTGTTGCTACTTCGGAACCATCCTTGCCTAAAGCTTCACCTTTATTGACGGCGTTAAGTATGGCAAGAGCCGGGCGTTGTAAATAATCGTATGGGTTTGTGTAACTGTAGTCTATATAACCTTTCAGATTGCCATCTTTATCTACCGTCGTAGGAATCAAACGGCTGTTTTTTTGCCAAGGTGCTCCACTTTCACGGGCTGCATCCATCTGTTCTTGTGACACACCTGTCAAATCCATTGCCATTTTTTGTAGCGCCGCTGGAGCAACCACAGCAGTGGATGTAAATCCAACTAAACGACGCATACCTATTTCTTGTACGGCACGATTGTCACTAGCAAGTTCTCTAAGAGAAAGACTTAAAGTGTTTGCGCTAGTGCGAAGTATCTCAGCAGGGAATGCGATAAAGTTTCCAACAGGTAGCTTACGAATACCCTTCACAAACTCAGGTACTCTTTCATAGTTGGGCACTGTGTTCTTTACAATGTCTGCTGCATAATCATCTACTGAACGACCGAGAGCCTGCGTTGCTAAATCCTCACTGCCGTAGGCTTGAATGATCTTGTTCTTTTCAAACTCGAAGTTATATATCTTCCAAACATCATCACCGCCTTGATACATGTCTTTAGCTTTGGTATTCGCACTGCTAAGAAAACTTCCAATCTTAGATCTAGTAAATACATTTCCCACTTTTTGACCGACGGGTATTCCCATGATGTCTGCATCAGCTTGACGAGTAAACCCAAGTCCCTCCTTAATCAAACGATCCATCTCACGAACTTGTGTTTGTGTACCTACAACTCCTAAACGCTGTAAGTTTTGATAATACTTTGCTCTATCCGCAGTTCCTCGTTTAGTAATGTTACCCATGACAGTTCCAAAAGACTCAAAGAGATTGGCACCGCCTCCGACATTGCCCTGTGCTAATGCAAACAACGAAGCAGAGGTTACGTTTCTTACTTGAGTGATTGGAGACAGTACAGTCTTAGTGTATTGAGAAACACCCTTGCCTTTTAGAAACCCGGAATATACGGCTCTCATTGTGTTTCCCATTGTTCCTGAGTCACCAATGGTTAAACGAGTCATATCATTGTAAATGCGCTTGGGGACATAGACACCTTCGATAGACCCAAAACCTTTGCCTAGCTGCTCATAGCCTTCTTTCATCGTGGAAGGTAGCTGTGCAAATCTTTCGGCACTTACGAAGTTATCACCCTGATCTAAAAGGTTTGTTCGAATATATTTAAAGTAGTCATCTACCGCACGAAACTCTGCCATGTCTGCAATAGTGGATATGTAAGCTTCTTGTGGATCCTTAACTTCTCCCAAAAGATTACGAAGAGCTTGATTGTTTACTTGACGAGAAGAAAATAATCCTTCCTTTAGTTTCTTGTCTGCAATTCTAGCCTGCGCTTCTTGCCCTGCTTTTATAGGTCTACGCCCACGATTAGAATATCTGGAAACAAAAGCCTCGACCAAATCCTCGGCGGCACGGTCACTAACCTTTGCAGATTTACCTACACCAGTAAGAAAATCATTGGGTAATGGACCATCGAACAAGTCTTTATATAAATTTTCCGCTGCCTTTGGACTTGCTTTAAAAAAGGAGATAGCTTCTTTTCTAGCCTCCGCAAACTCATCACTTTTCAAGAAAGTTTTATCCTCGAATATTTTATATTTGCGACGAAGATAAGATCCTATGTTGTCATTAATTGCATTGACCACATCGTCAGCTTCTCTAGTAGCTAGGTAGTCAGAGTTTTTAATTGAGTTGGATAAACCGTCAACTTGCGCTCTCATTTGTTTAGCGGGTTGTCTCATAAACTTTGGAAGCATGTCTTCTAGTGAAGTGTTTGTGTCTTTCGCATTACGAACAAAGTCTGGATCCTTAGTCATATACCCATACAAACGATTCATAACCTCAGAACGAGTCAGAGGAGTGCCTTCGACCATAATAGTCTCTGACTTTTTAAAGACCTTATCTACACCGTCTTGTACTTCTTTTAAATATCTCGCGGCTTCTCCAAGTTCTGCTTCGACCTGTCCTGTTATATTAGACCTAACCTCAAAAACATCTTGGGGTAGATTCCCTCGTGCTCTAAAAACAGAGGCAAGACTATTTAAACCGTCTCCAACTAAGTTGTCTTGTTCGGCAAGTTTTTTTATGGGCTTACTAATAGCTTCGGCAGCAGGAAGAATACCCTTTCTAACCACGGGAGCAACAACTGGAGTAGCTACTTTAGTTACTCCCTTACCTAAAAGTCCAACAGCTTGAAGTGCTTTAGGTAACGCGGCGGTGGCTCCGCCAGCTTCGAGAGCAAAGCTAAGTCTGTTACCTATTCTGGCTGCTGCTTTTTCTCTACCTTGTAAACCAATTGTATCTTCCGTTGTTGTGGGTCCTGCCTGAAAGAAATCACCAAGAGTCGTTACACCATCAGTAGCCACAACCGCGTCAGTCACCGCCGCCGCACCTACCTGTGCTGCACGATTGGTTAAAGTTCCAAGGTTCGCGATCCGTCCAAGCTTGCTTGCAACACCTGCTGCCCCAAGACCGGGTACAACAAATTGCGCTGCAACTTCTGCGATCTTTCCTGCTGTGCCTTCGGGGTCTATACCACCAGCTTGACGGATTCCGTCAAAGAAATCGGTTACATCAGTCGAGTAATCCGTGTCATATATGTAGTCGATGCCAGCAGCGCCAAGCTCACCAATACCTTGTGGAATAGCAAGCAAGCCAGATGCAATACCTTCAGCAATTTCCTGTGTGGTGGACTCTTGAGTTTCAGACTCTACAGAAAAAGATTGTGCGGGATCAAAGGTTGCAGCGTCTGTATCTTGTTCTTCTTCAACAACATCGAAAGGCTTGCTAAGATCTAAACCAGAAGAACCTTCTTCTTCAATGGAAAAAGGTTTGCTAAAATCCAAAGTAGCCATTTTATTTTATCTCTTCGCTTCCGGTGACGTTTCCTTGAGCGTCAACCGCTGTAACTCTAAATTTTTTACCTCCTTGAGTAACAACTGAGCCTACGGCTAGACCTTGTGTGCCTTGTTGAGTAGTAGGTCTTTCTTTTCTCTGAAGCACATCTTCTCCAAGCACTTGTTTAATAGCTTCCTCAACAGTGCCGTAGTCGCTCAACTTTCCTTGCACGGCATCTGCTAGGATCCTAGCCTCATTTGAAGTTAAAATTGGAAACTGTTGTTGATAAGCTGTTGCTAGTTGATCTGTATTAGTTTCTTTCCCAGTGCTTTTTACTAAAGCGGACCGCATTATTAAGTCAGTGTTGTCATTTTTCCACTTTTCACCTTTGTCATTCCATTCAAACGCACCATCTTCATTCATTGAACCAAGATCCAGTGCGATTGCATTTTGCACAAACTGCGGCTGATTCTTCAACTTATTTATAGAGTTTGTTATGGCGTTCTGCTGTTTAGTTTCGTCTAAAGTATCTTCTCTAAGGTCTAAAGTAGCAAGGGCAGAAGTTATTTGAACTTCTAATTGTTTGTTCGCAAGGTTATTCCGAAGACCGGACTCTCGTTCCTTGTATGCCATTTCGCTTTCAAACTGATTCTTACTTTGCTCCAACTCTGTCATTTTAAAGTTGAAATTATTTTTCAAAGTAGCCATCGCGATTTTTTCATCTTTATCCGTTTTAATCAAATCACGAAGAGTGGCTCTGTATTCTTTTCTTTCTGCCGCATCTGCTTCATCAAGATCTTTTATGTCTTTACTGTAAGAATCTAAACCAACCATCAAACCTTTTGCTACATTCGTAAGAGCATTTGCACTTTCACCCGCTGCTATGGCGAGTCCAGCCATCGTTAGATTTCTCCAAAAAGCATCCTGTCTCTTGCCTTTTGCTTTTGATGGGTCAAATCCCATAATCTTTTTTGCTTCTGCTTCCATGTCAGACAAAGAAGTTTTTTCAGGCAATACAAGTTCTAATGCTTTAGCAGCCTCTGGTGTTGCTGCTTCAGCCGCGTTTAAATTAACTTTAGATTCGGTAATCGTGCCGTCTTGAGCCTTAGTCAGGAGTTTTTCTAATTTACTCTTGTTTACGTTTTCTTTAAAAGGCTTGGGTAACGGCAGAAGTTTAGGAGCAGGCTCCCCATCAGAGGATACTTTTACTTTACTTACTCCAAAATTATTTTCAGCAAGCTGTTCACCCGCTAAAGGAAGTCCTTGAGCTACCCCGCCTTCCATATCTGATACAGTAGCAGTGCCTGCGGATCTACCCGGAAAGCTTTCTCTTACAGCACCAGCCTCTGCCTGTGCGTCAGCCAAAGCTGTACCTGTTGGTTTAGGAATAAACCCAGAAATAATTCCTTTTTCTAAGTTTTGTATTGCATCACCCGCAGCACTTGTGCCTCTAACTATTGCATCGTCTGCACTTCTCAATGCTGACTGAACAGGACTCTGACTTTCTTCCGTTCCAAAAACAAAATTTCGTATACCTTGACCTATTGGATTGGGCTTACCGGGTGCATCGTCAGGTACTCCAAAGCCAAGAACTTCACCGGGATACATAAAAGCTCTTTTAATTTGATCCATTGCAGAGGCAGATGGTGGATTGTTTATTAAAGGAGTGCTTTCAGTTCTATCTTGAGAAGCAATTGAAGCCATATCTCTGGCTCTTTTAACTACGTCAGGTCTTGGACCGGATGTATCAACTTTAGGGGCCGTAGATATCCGTGTTGATTGTGCGATGGCTTGTCTAGCCAAGCGAAGAGCGTTCTGACCATCTGGGGTCCTAGCTGCGGCACCATAGTTAACAGGTTTAGCAAGTTCCTGAAGCGCTCTTTTGTCTCCAGCTTGCACTGCCCTTTGAACTGCGGCGGTGTAAGTATTCGTACCACCGTTAGCCATACGCACAGGCTGGCGATTGGCTACGGTGTTAGCAAGCTGCGGCGAAGATGCGAGGATCCCGGCTGGCTGTCGTGACATCCCGGGTTGGCGAAACATTCTGCGATTTAATGGGTTCATCCTGTTGCCCTTACCCCCGTATTAAACAAGTTACCAAAGCCACCAGCTTGTCCCGCAGCACCGAGACCCGCGATTCCAAGACCTGCAACCTGTGAGAACAGGCTAGGATTAGGGGTGGTTGTCTGACTTGTTGTCTGCTGCAACGAAGGAACACCACGGAACAGATCAGATAGGAAACCTATCTCCTGATAAGGAGCATTCTGCTGACCCATTATGTTAGCACGTTCTAGGTCCAACGCCGCCTGACCTCTAAAACCAGCGCCATCTCCAAACTGCTGTGTAAGCCCACCAATACCAAGAAGGCTATTCACATCCTGCACACCCATTGCCTGAGATTGACCACCAAGAGTTCCGTACATTCCGGCTTGTTGTGCCTGTAACTGTGCTGCATTTTGTGCTGCTTGCTGCGCTTGTGCGAAACCCTGCTGTCTAAGATTGCCTGCTGCTCGAGACTGTTCTTGTATGTTAGCCTCGCCGAGCGCCGCTTGACCAACTCCGAAGCGTGATCCGCCAAAAGCTCCAGCTTGCACTGCTTGAGAACTAAGCTGATTTTGTTGTTCCTGCCCAGCTTTTCTAATATCAGCCATTGTCTGCTGAACAACCTGATCTTCATAAGGATTCATAAACTGTTGGGCTGCACCGGGTTGTGCAAAGGCTCCAGCTTGCGTCATCGCATTCTGTGCACCCTGCATAAATGGCTTATAGGCACCCACACCCTGCCCAGCTAATGTAATAGCTCGTCGTTGCTCTGGAGATAAACCAGCCATCTGCTGATCTGTGTACCCCATGCCACCTTTTAAAGCTGTGGCTTGAGCAAAGATATCTTTTAGAAAGTCTTCCTGAAAAGGAGCTAACCGTTGGGTAACCGTTTGTTCTTGTGTTGCCATTACGCTGTGGCCTCCAATTCCGCCATCATATCATATAACCGTGCGGCACCGACATCTCTATCTCCAGCCCCTGCACCACGAACAGACTTTGCTGTCAAGACAAACTCCCCATCGGATAACCTAGCCGGTACGGAATCAGATGTTCCTGTACCCGGTCCGCTGACCTCACCCGTTATCGGAGTATCATAACTCATTTTGTCCTGTCCGTACATAGCTCCGCCGTCTGCTGCTAAAACAGGCTCTCTTTCGCTGTACTCTCTTCTGTCTGCGGCCTTTCTAGTCTTGTATGCATTACGCTCTTCTGGATCGTCAAGATCATACCGAGTACCGCGATACTCTACGTCCCAAGCCTCACCGGGTCTACCATAGTCAGGATTGCGTGTTTCTTCCTCTTCTGGGCTTGACAAAGCTCCAAGGGCCAAGGACCCAAGACCCGCAGTCAACATCTTATTATCTTTAACAAAGTCCATTACTCCACCGAACATACCGTCTGAGCCACCCGAAGTACTTCCAGTAGTCATTCCTTCTGACAGAAAATTCTCAGAGCCAGTCATCGTAGTAGGAACTCCGGCACCACCAGAATACAAACTATTCTGCAAAGCATTAGGACCGAACATACCTGTGTTGGCCTGTGCGCTAGA